TAATATTGTTTATGACCATCTATTAGCAACAGATAAAAAAATTATAGTTGAACAGGGCGGAACACGTTCAGGAAAAACTTATAATATTTTATTATGGATTATATTTGAATACTGCACACGCAATGAAAATAAAATTGTTACCATATGTAGGAAATCATTTCCATCTTTAAGGGCAACAGTAATGAGGGATTTTATGAAAATCCTGCACCTGCATAATGCGTATAGGGAAAATTATCACAATAAATCAAACTCTGAATATTACTTGTTTGGAAACTTAGTTGAATTTATATCATTAGACCAACCACAAAAAGTTAGGGGAAGAAAAAGGGATTTATTATTTGTAAACGAGGGCAATGAATTGTTTTATGAAGATATGCAGCAATTACTTTTTAGAACCCAATACAGAATAATTTTAGATTTTAATCCATCAGATGAATATCATTGGATATATGATAAATTAATTACAAGGGAAGATTGTGTTTTCCATAAAACTACATATTTAGATAATCCTTTTATTGAAAAAACTATTATTGATGAAATAGAAAGGTTAAAAGATACGGATGAAAACTATTGGCAAATTTATGGATTAGGTGAAAGGGCTTCAAGTAAAAGCACAATATTTAACTATACTGAAATAAATAAAATACCTGATGAAGCAAATTTAATTGCATACGGAATGGATTTTGGTTTTACGAATGACCCAAGTACTTTAGTTTCAGTTTACACCCTAGATTATAACCTTTATGTAAAAGAACATCTTTACAGAACAAAAATGACTACACAAGATATAAATGTATTTTTAAGGGATGAAAAACTTGATGGACATCCAATATATGCGGATAGTGCTGAACCACGTTTAATCGAAGAATTAAGGCGAATGGGCCACAATGTTTTTTCAAGTTTAAAAGGTAAAAATTCTATTAATGCAGGTATTGATTTATTAAAAAGATATAAAATACATATACTATCAAGTTCAACAAATGCAATATCAGAATTTAGGAACTACAAATGGAAAGAAGATAAAACAGGAATATTAACTAACACCCCTGAAGATAAAAATAATCATATTATTGACCCCTGCAGATATGCAACTTATTCCATATTATCAAGACCAAACTTTGGTAAATACGCTCTGCATTAAAGGTAAGAATTACACCTGTTATTTTAACAAGCGTAAAAAATAAATTAAAATAAGTTATTAAATATTTTGTTTATAACAGAAAAGGTTTTACATTTGTAGGGAACTTAAAAACAGATATTATGAAAACATTAAAAAGCATTACATTAGGAAAAGTAGAAATTAGATTAGACCAAGTATCTTCAAAAAAAGATAACACAGTTTTAGGGTATATGATAAGTAAGTTTGAAGATGGATTAAGATATTATTTATCATCTCCAACTACTATAGAGCAAACAAAAGAACATTTTGCATTTTACATTAACGTATATAAATAATAACAATGGGGTGTAAAAACCCCTTTAATTTAAAACAGAACAAAATGAAACTGCCAATTGATTATCAAACCTATCACAAAATGAAAAAACATCCAACTACATTTTTTAGCCAATGGGACACTATAGATTTAATGGGCCATCTTGAACATTTAGAAAGTATGGTTTATACAACAAGAAACCAATATCAGATAGTTGCAATTCAAAAAGTATTGGTATTAAGATTTTTAGAACTAAATTAAAAAAAAGAAAATATTATGGAAGAATCAGATTGCTGCAATGCAGATAGATATTTAGGAACAGACTTGTGCAGCGAGTGTCAGGAAAATGCAGAATTTTACGAATGTGAAGAATAGCAAACAGCGGACGCGTTGGAATAGTGTATAAATGAGAAAAACTCAAATAAGCTATTTAATCAAACCCTGCATAAATTGTGGGGTTTTTTTACACCTTATAAAACTTTTTTAAAAATAAGTTATAAAATATTTTGTTTATAACTAGATAAGTTATATCTTTGTATGGAACTTAAAAACATATATTATGAAAATTTCAAAAGAACAATTAATCAAACTTGCAAATTTAAGAACTAATTTAATTGAATTGTACAATACTAATGAAAGTGGAATCAATTACACAATGATTAGAGATTTAGACCAAACAATTGAAGAAATTAATAACACTTTATAATATTTAAAATAGAACATTATGAACACATTTGAAAGATTAACAGAAAAATGCAAAATATCTTTAGCTAAATTTGGAACTGAATATCCGAATCAATACAAAGAAATAATTGCAGAATTAGAAGCACAGGAGTATTATACGGAAATTAGATATTACACAGCATCAGAAGTGGCTAGAATTTGCGAATTAAAAAGTTTTACAGATGCTTTCCCATCGTACTAATCACATTGTAACTAAAATAATAATAAGGGCCTTAAAACGCTTTAAAATTAAAAACAGGATATTATGAAAACAAAAAAAATAGTAAAACAATTTATTAAAGAAGATTTAGAATTAGATATTTGTAAAGATGAGTTATCTGAAATATTAGAAAATTTAGAAATGGAAGTAGATTTTTTCCAAGAAATTGATGGCTGTGAATATCGTTTTATTTGGGATGAAGAAATTTGGGATATATACGTTAAAGAAATTAAATCAATTGTAGAAGATTCTTACGATATAAATGCTCCTGATTGGCTTGCTATTGATTGGGAACAAACTGCTGAAAATTGCTCGGTTGATAGTTATGGTAATACTTTTAATTCTTATGATGGCGGTGAGGAACTATTACAATTGGCCGATGATAATTGGTATGTATTTAGAATATATTAAAAACAATTAAATAAATTAAAAAAATGAGGGGAACTCAAACACATTACGAAAACGGAAAAGATTATGATGTTATTGATGTAATTAAAGATTATGATTTAAACTTTAATAAAGGCAATGTTTTAAAATATGTTATTCGTGCAGGTAAAAAGCAAGATGAACTTTTAGACCTTTTAAAGGCAAAAGACTACATTGAGCGCGAAATAATATTTATTAGGGGTGAGTAGTTATTAATTTTTTTAAAGTTTATCAAACAGCCTTAAAATGGCTGTTTTTTTTTGTCTATATTTACAATACAAATATTACAAATAAATACGTTATATAGATATGAAGTTAAACTTAAAAATTCCAACATCATTAAATGAAGTTACTTTAAGGCAGTATAAAGAGTTTCTTAAAATTCAAGAAAACGAAAAAGATAATTTATTGCTAAATGCACAAATGATTAAAATATTCTGCAACCAAGAACTTGAAAACGTAATGCTTTTAAAAGTTAATGATGTTGAGGAAATTACAAATAGTATAACAGAAATGTTCAGCGAAAAACCTGCTCTTGTAAAAAAGTTTTCTTTAGGAAATGTTAATTATGGATTTCATCCAAAAATGCAAGAATTAAGTTTAGGGGAATACATTGAACTTGATACCTATATTGGTGATTGGAATAATATTGAAAAGGCTATGAATGTTCTTTATAGGCCTATTTTAGTTACTTTAAAAGATAGTTACAGTATAAAGGAACACGATGTAGAAAATGCAGAATCTGTTTTGGATATGCCAATGGATGCGGTGTTATCATCAATTTTTTTTTTGTGGAATTTAGGATTGGAGTTATCGCAAACTATGACGAATTATTTGGACAATCAGGTGGAGAGCGAAACCTTGACGCAGTATCTCAATTTTCAAGCAAATGGCAATGGTATCAAAGCCTATACAGCCTCGCTCAAGGAGATATTACAAGATTTGAAGATATCATTAAATTAAGCTTTCACAAGTGTTTTATGATGTTAAGTTTTATGAAAGACAAAAGTGAATTAGAAAGTAAACAGATGAAAAAAAAGTTTAAATAATGGCAAATCAAGGTGTAAGGGGTTTTTATCAATTAACTGAAACCATAAAAAACGAATTATTAAAAGATATAAATATTAATACTGTAAGCATTGGCGATATTACAGATGTAAATCTATACAAACAAGATATATTTCCAATAGGGCATTTAATAGTCACAAATGTTACAGTCGAAGAAAATGTATTACTATTTAGTTTAAGTATATTGGCTTGTGATGTGGTGGACGAATCAAAGGAATTAACAGAGGATAGGTTTGTTGGTAACAACAACGTTCAAGATATTTTAAATACGCAATTAGCTGTATTAAATAGGCTTATTGGTAGACTAAGAATGGGTACATTACATCAGGATAAATATCAATTAGATGGGAATCCAACTTTAGCACCTTTTTATGATAGGTTTGATAATCAATTGGCAGGATGGACAGCAAATGTAAGTATTATGATTTACAACGATATAAATATTTGTTAGATGGATTATAAAAACTTAGATTTAATATTGGATAAATACGCTAAATTAGTTGTTAATCAGGCTAAAAAAAATTTAGTAGATGAAAGAAAAAGTTTAGGCAATTTATATAAAACTTTAAATTACGAAGTTATAAAACAATCAAACCTGTTTCTTGTAGATTTTCTAATGGAAGATTATGGGGTGTTTGTGGACAAGGGTGTAAAGGGAAAAACATCTACATATCCTGAAACAGCTTCTGCTCTTTCAAAATTTCAGTATGGAAGCGGAACAGGGCCAAAGGGCGGATTAAGAGATGGGGTGAATAGTTGGTTAAAGAAAAAAAGATTCCAATGGCGCGATGATAAGGGAAAATTTATGTCTTATCAATCAATGACTTACATTATATCTAGAAGCATTTACAACAAAGGAATAAAAGCAACAACATTTTTCACAAAACCTTTTGAAGCAGAATTAAAAAAATTACCTAATAAACTTTTAGAATCATTTTCTTTAGATATTGATAATGCAATAATATTAGGAACAAAAAAATAAAAAGATGGCACAAATAGCACTAAGAAATCCACAATTTAAATCCATTTTAATTCCATCAGGAGTTTTATCTGTATCGCTTGATATTACAGTTGATTCAGTTTTAATTTATAGGATTGTAAAAAACGTGCAGCAGGGTGAAACAGCATCATTTGATATAGCAGAAATTTCAAGAGATTATTTAAACATTACATATGCATCAGGTTACGGTGCTCAAACGGTTTCAATTAGTACAGTAATAACAAAATATTCAGGGGCCAATGCAACAGGAACAATTGTAGGTTCTGCTGTAAATTCATCAGATGTTGGGTTTGAAGCATATGGAACATTTTTAGAGGGTGTTAATCCTACATTACCATTTGGAGATTCTGTTCCTGCTTTTCTATTAGCAAAGGATTATGCGAATGATAAATGGCAAATATTTATTCCTGTTGGTGAAAGTGGAAAAGTATCTTATATTTATGATGGCGGACAGGGAAACTTAGTTGCCACCTCTACATATACTAGCAGCAATACAACTTTAACTATTGGTGGTGCTGCATTAAAAATTAATAGAATTGATTGCACAAAATATGGAATAGGTACAAAGGTTATTTTTATAAATAAATTTGGAATTCAGCAAGACCTTTGGTTCTTTTTAAAAAATACTAAAAAAATAAATAGAACAAGTACAGATTACAGTTCCAATACATTAGTGTTATCAGGGGGCAGTACATCATACGGATTAAAAAATGCTTCTAAAAAAATATTTAACACCCAAGCCAAACAATCTCAAACTTTAAGTTCAGGTTATTATCCTGAATTTGCAGTTGAATATTTTGAGCAACTATTATTGAGCGAGTATGTTTGGATTGAAAGAACAATAGAAACAAGCGGAGGCACTACAACTATAACACAAGTACCTGTAATTGTAAAAACTTCAAATATAGATATTAAAACATCTGTAAATGATAGATTAATACAATACAGCATACAATTCGAAGATGCGTTTGATTACATAAACAACATAAGGTAAATGCAAAAAGTAATATTATATATCGAGGGCCAAAGGATTGAATTATTTAAAGACGAAAGTGTTTCTTTAACTCAAACAATTCAGAACGTGAAAGATATAGGTTCTATCTTTACTGATTTTTCCAAAAGTTTTTCGGTTCCTGCTAGTTCCACAAACAATAAAATATTTAAACATTATTACAATTTTAATATTGAAAATGGTTTTAATGCAAACGATAAAAAATCTGCTGAAATATACTTAAATTCTTTTTTGTTTAGAAAAGGCTACATTGCTTTAAATGGTGTTTCGATGAAAAACAACAGCCCTGATAATTATAAAATTACTTTTTTTGGGGAAACGGTTGATTTAAAAAAGAAATTAAAAGAAGTTACATTACAAAATATATACGAATCTTCAACAGGCTATGATACTAATTATAACATTGCAACTGTAAAGGCAGGTTTAACCACAAGTCTTGCAAGTGGCAATATAATATATCCTTTGATTTCACATACAGAAAGGTTTTATTATGATACAACCACTAATGGAGAA